TCGTTATTCCAAATATAAATTTTACATTTGCTAGATATAATATCAACTCTAATGCCCCTTAAATGAAATCATTTCCTTTACAACTATTAACAGCCCTACTTTTATTCTTTGCACCAATTCAACAGTTGGTTATGGTTGTAGGTCTAGTAATCTTGTGTGACACATTCACAGGTATTTATAAATCAGTTAAACTATTTGGATGGAAATCTATTCGTAGTAGAAAGTTATCAAACATAATAAGCAAAATGGTTCTTTATGAGATAGCAATTATTGTCCTCTATCCAATTGATAAATTTTTATTGAACGAACTATTACTAAACATTGTTTCAGTTCAATACTTTTCTACAAAAATTGCATGTGTCCTTCTTGTTCTTGTAGAGCTAACTTCTATTAAAGAAAACATAGAAGAAGCTTTAAAGATTGACATCTGGAAAACATTAAAAAACTTTATCAAGAGAGCAAAAGAAGTATCAAATGACTACGATGAAATCAAAAATTAACTTTACTTACATAATCATAGCTGTACTTGTTGTAATAATCTTATTGCAAAGGTCTTGTTCTTCTGTATCAACTACTGAGGAACCAACTGTTATAACAAAATATGATACAGTATGGAAAGAAACACACGACACTATTACAAAGGAAGTGGAAGTGGTTAAAATAAAATACATTAAACCAGAGGGTCCTCAGTACACTCCAGGAGAAAGTATAGATACATGCAGAGCTAGATTCAACTATCTACTTAAACAACATATAGCAAGAAGAACATACAAGGATACAATAGCTTTAGACAGTCTTGGAACTATAACAGTAATTGATACTGTTTGGTTAAACAAACTTGGTAAAAGAACCTACATCAAAGATTATAAGATACCTCTTGTCACCAAGACAATTACGATTATAAAGCAACCAGATCCTAAAAGACAATTGTATATAGGAGGTAACTTGTTTGGTGACAAGACAACTCTACAATCATTTACTCCTGGTGTTTTATATAAAGACAGAAAAGATAGAATATACCAAGCTAACGTTGGTGTTAACTTTGATGGAACATTAATATTTGGTCTTGGTACATATTGGAAAATCAACTTAAACAAAAAATAATAACCAATGGTATCAAGTAAACAGTGTTTTGATAAGTGGGGAGATCCTACTACTCCTGAAGATGAAGGAAAATATATGGTGGTGTGGGACGTTCCTACTAACCTAGAAATTGGTGTAATACCAAAACGTATTTATTGTAATAAAGCAATGGTTACACCTTTGACACAAGCTTTCACAAATCTTATTACAAGAGGTTTTGTAAACGAATTAAAAACCTGGGATGGCTGTTTTAATGTTAGAAAGAAAAGAGGCCTAGCAAGTATGTCTTTACACTCATGGGGTGTAGCTATAGATGTCAATGCTGCATGGAATGGTCTTGGTAAAACACCAACTCTATCTGCAGGATTTGTAAAATGTTTTACAGATGCTGGTTTTGATTGGGGAGGAACATGGACACGTAAAGATGGAATGCATTTCCAATTAAATAAAATATAATGGCAAAAATAACCAACGTAGTACAAAAAGTAGAAGCACCAAAGGTTAATAGACCAGGTGTACATGCTAAATCACAAACCTCTAACTTAAAAAGTTCTAAGAACTATAAGAAGCTTTATAGAGGACAAGGTAAATAATGGAAGTAATATATCAAGGTAATGTAGCAACAGATTGTAGTACAAGAATCACTTGTACAACTACCTCATTGACTATAACTAACATCATTATTAACAACCTCGATTCAAATTATGTATTTAACCTGAATAGATTTATGTCAGGTCCTGGTATTCATAAGATTCCTATATATGAATTATCATTAGATGCAGGAGATTCTATACAAGATACACAATCATATATTCTTTTCAAAGGTGATTACCTACAATTTATATCTGATGTACCAGGAACAACCTATTATGTTAGAGCAACACAAGAAGCATAATGTATGAGTTTATAGATAAGAATGGAAAAATCTCAGCTAACTCTGCTAAACTTGTTGTAATAGATAAGTATGGAAAAGTAAAAGAAGTTAGCCCAGGGGGAGGAGGTTCTCCAACAGGCCCTGCAGGTGGTGACTTATCTGGAACCTATCCTAATCCATCTGTTGTATGGGCTAATGGACAACCAACATATGATCTTGTTTATTATCCTTTACCTACAGGCACTGTTTCTCAATATATAGATGGTACAGGGGCATTCCAAACTTTTCCAACAATACCAACAGTTGGTACATGGGGAGCACTAAACTATCCAACATGGACTACAGGCACACCATTTGTAAAAATGACTGCTGTTGGAACTTTTGTTCTTGATACTAATACCTATCAAAACGCATCTACAAGAAGAAACGCAAACAACTCTACTAACAATAATATAAACTATTGTGGTGTAGCTTTAGGAACAGGGGTGAGTGAAAGTTCACCAGTATGGACAATAACAAGATTAACAATAACTGCAAGTGGTTCTGTAACAACTGCAATAGCTACACCTGTAGCTTGGACAAATAGAGAATCAGCAATTTATATATAAGATTATGCCAATTACAAGTACAAATCCAATAGAAGTAGATGGAAATATTTACCCATATTTTATGGTAAACTTAGCAATATCACCTTTGGTAAAACCAACTGATATAGGTGGTAGTGTAGCTATGAGATTAACTCCTTATAGAGTGCTTCCTGATGGGAGTAGTGTAAGTCTTCCTGACAATTCTATTCCTATAACATACATGGATGTTTTTGAGAGTGGAGATTCTGCTGCAACAACAGCTACAGTTACTATTATGGGAGCATTGCAACAGTTTATAATTGATAAAGGTATTTAATTATGGCAGTAAGATATGCAGTGGCATCTGGTAACTGGAGCAATACAGCTACTTGGAATGGTGGAACATTACCAACAAGTGCAGATGATGTATATGCTAATACATTTACTGTTACCATTGATGGTACGTTCACTGTATTATCAGTTAGAAACACAGCATTAGCTTCTCCAGTAATTACAGTGGGTGGTCAGTTTATATATGCAAACAATGGTAATCTAACTTGTACTGCAGCAATTCCTTTTTATTCTGGAATAGCATCTTTGGCAGTTATTGAAATGACATTAGCTGCTGGTAATACAGCCACATTTAATGGAAGTTCTTTAGTTAGTTCTGGCACTCTTATAGCAACAGCAACAGCAGGTATAAGATCATCAGGTACTGGCACTTTAAATATAAATGGTAGTTTTACATCTGATTATGGAGGTGGTTCTGGAAGTAATAATAAAAACATCATTCAAGTTACTAGTAGTGGAACAGTCAATGTTGTAGGAAATTTAATTAATAATAGTGCAAATGCAAGCAATAATGCTATTATTACAATTACAAGTACTGGAGGTGGAGCTGTTGTAAACTGTACAGGAAATATAACTTCAAATGGTCCAACAGGTACTATAGGTGCTAGTGCTGTTGCTGTTAATGCAGGAACATTTAACGTTACTGGAAATGTATTATCATCAACTTCACCATCAATATTTACAACAGGAGGAGCAGTTAATGTAATTGGCAATGTTACAGGAGGGACTACTCAACCAGCTATTACAAATGGTACAGCAGCAGCTAGTATTTCAGTAACAGGAATAGTTACAGTAGGTTTTGGAGCACCTGCTATTTATTCAAATATTGCTTTGACAAGTGCATATTCTGCTGGTACTTTTGTGAAGGTATCAGGGAATGTAGTTAATGCAAATAATGTTATGGCTGTTGTAGCGCCAAGAGTAACAATAGACACAAACACATCAAGTTGGTTATTTCAAATAAGTACAGGTGGTGATAGAACATTATATGCAGCAGGTGTAGCTTTGGGTAATCCAGCAACAACAGATGTTAGAAATGGAACAACTTATGGTGCTTCATTAGAGTTAACTGGTACATTAATTGTACCATCTCCTTCTAATGTATTACAGGGAGTTGGAACAGATGCTACAGTGGGAACATTGTTAATGACACCTGCAGACTTCTGGAACTATCTTATATCAAGTGGATTTACACCTAATAGTATTGGTGATAGATTACAGAATGCTAGTACAGTGGCAACAACTGGTGGACAAATAGCATCATACAATGTATAAACATAAAATAAATAAATATATTTGTATTTGATATAGAAATTATTACTACATTTATAGCGTCATTTAATAATATTTAAAATAAAACATCATGGCAATACCATCAAGAGGAATAGGTTGGAGTACAGAAGATAATCTGTTATGGCAAATCTCTAAACAATTAGAGCAACTTACTAATGTTACAGCTAAGTCTTGTACAAATTGTACAACCACTACTAGTACTACCACTTTACCTCCTTATAAAGTGTATACAGCTTTGTTAGAAAGAACAGGTGCAGCTGCTCCTACATCAACAATATTAGAAAATACATTAGGTACTATTACTTTTGCTTATACAGGTCCTGGTAATTATGCAATTCTTTCTTCAAGTTTATTTACTTTAAATAAAACTTTTATTCAAATACAAAAACAAGGAGCTGGACTTGTAGGTAATACACTGGGTGCTCTTATTACTTCCACTAATAGTATATCAATAATTCAAAATACAACTGCTGGTCCAAATGACGCAGATTGGGCATTTCCAGTATGTGTTGAAATAAGAGTGTATAACTAATAATATAAAGAACAATGGCTATACCAAGTAGACAAATAGGACAGAGTACACAGGCTAATTTACTTTGGCAAATATCTAAACAACTCGAAAGATTGATATGTGTAGCAGCTTGTGGATGTGGCACAACAACAACTACTACAACAGTAGTACCAACCACAACTACTACCACCACTGCACCTTAAACTAATTAATACGCAACAGTTAAAACTAATAAACCAACTACATTATGAAAGAATTGAAATTTATTCAAGCGTGTCCTAGTGATATCTATTACACATGGCAAGTAAACTTATGGATGGAAAGTCTTAAAGAAATAGGACATTCTGACAAAGCAATCAACCTAATCTTTTCTGCTAAAGGAAGAGAGAACACAGAAAAATGGAAACAGATAGCTGATCTATATCCAGAAGCAGAGTTTCACTTCTATGAAGATGAAGACAACTTGAATCGATTAATTGGAATATATATTCCTGTATTAAGACCATATGTTCTTTGGAAACATTTCAAGAAACATCCAGAGTTAAGTGATTGTGCTATATTCTATTGTGATAGCGACATTCTTTTCATGAAGGATTTCAATGTGGATCAGTTTTTGGAAGATGATGTAAATTACTTATCAGATACAAACAGCTACATCAACGCTAAGTATTTTGATAGTAAAATACATCAAGTGTTACCAGAGAAACTGGAAGAGTATAAAGGAAGAGATGTTCTTGCTGAGATAGCAAGTGTTGTTGGAATAAGCAGAGAAATAGCAGAAGCTAACAATGATCATTCAGGAGGAGCACAGTATCTATTAAAGAATGTAGATGCTGATTTCTGGAG